GAGTCTCTAGAAGACAACATTGAGGGTCCAGATCTAGAAGACCACATTGCACGTATGATGGCAACACAAGCAGGAAATGATATTGAGGATGTAGTTCTTAACGGAAATACAGCTTTAACTTCAGATGCTTTGTACAAGTCATTTGACGGTGTAGTAAAGAAATCAAAGCAATATGGACACGTAGTAGATGCTGGTGGAGCTGGAGTAAGCCGTGCTGTATTTAACAGCGCTCTTAAGGCACTTCCACGTAAGTACAAGCAACGTCGTTCAGACCTTCGCTTCTTGGCAGGTTCAAACCTAATCCAAGATTTCTTATACGCTAACAGCATTGGTACAAACCAAACAATTCCACAAGATATTGCTTCAAGCATTATCCGTGGACAAGAGGTACAACCTCTAGGTGGTCCAGCAGGATATGTTGCACCATTTGCATTTGGTATTCCAATCGTTGAAGTTCCACTTCTTCCAGAAGCACAGGACGGCGATTACTCAGGTGAGACTGGTAACCACGGAGATATCCACTTGACATTCCCAAATAACGTAGTTATTGGAATCAAGCGTGATGTAACTGTATACCGCTTCTTCTGGCCACGTAAGGACTCCATTGAGTACACAATGTATACTCGTGTTGGCGTTCAGATCGAGCAAGCAGATGCTTGGGTAGTAGTTAAGAACGTAAAGGTTGCTTCATAAGCAATTTTACAATAATTAAGTTGGGCCTGGATAATTCCAGGCCCTTCTTATTTAAATAAATATAATATCCCCTTTCCCTTTAAACCCATTAATGCTATAATTAAATAACTTAGACTAAGGAGAATGCATGTCATTTGACACATTAAAAATAGCAGAGTTAAAGAAGATCGCCGAAGATTTTGGCGTCAGTACAGATGAATTAAAAAACAAGAATGATGTAATTGCCGCCCTGACGGAAGAAGGCGTAACCTGGGCAGTTTATCAAAAAACAATTAAAGATATTGAAGAAAACTTAGAAGAGGCCCCAGAGCCACAAACAAAGTTTGATCCAAAGAAAGAAATTTCAGAGGATGACGTTCTAGTAAGAATGACTAGAGCAAATTTCAGATACGATATTTTAGGTTTTACTTTTACCAAAGATCACCCATTTGTCGCAATGAAAAAAGATCAAGCGCAAGCAATTTTTGACAAGGAGGAAGGTTTTAGATTAGCTAACCCAAAGGAAGTACAAGAGTTTTATAGCTAATTAAAATCTCATAATGGCAGAGATTTATGTAAATAGTAATACCCCAATTAAAACAAAAATATATTGGGAGGGAGAGCTAGTAACTCCAGACGGAAGTGTAACAGCAGCCGTATACGATATTACAGAAGATCCTGCTATTACCCCAGCAATTCTTCCTACAACAGTTCTCACTACTTTAACTGCAACAGCGGTAGAAACAGATATAGGAACATATCAGGTTGTCTTACCATTTTCTTATTCAGTAAGAAATAGAAAATTTAAATTAGTATGGTCATATACAGTATCATCTGTAAGTGGCACCCATACTACATATGTAGATGTAGTAACCCCATATATAAATTTAAATGAGCATATTGATAGTCTAAATCTTGGATCAGATCCAAGTGATCCAAACTATAGAACATATAATGATATTAGAGTTGCAGAAAAATATGCAAGAAAAATTATTGAAGACTATACGGGTCAAGAGTTTGCTTTATATACAGACACAGAAGTTGTATATGGAAGTAATTCTGACATCTTGCCTCTTCCTTATAAAATAAACAATATATATAAATTGTATTCAAATGATATTTTATTAATAGACAACGTCTCAAGCCCAGCAGTAAATAACTGGACTTATACACCAATTATTTCAGAAACTGGTTTTGGAATAAGAGTAGATAGAACTGGACTAATAGATAATACAGTTTATGTAGCAAATGGCATGGTCCCACCAACAATTAATGATAATATAAATGGAGCATTTGCAGCAAACGTAAGATACAAAGTTTTTGGAAAATATGGCTGGTCATCAGTGCCAGACAACGTACAACAAGCATGTGTCGAGTTAATTAAAGACTACTTTGCCAAAGATAGTATTTGGAGAAACAAGTATGTTAAGAATATTCAAACATTTGATTGGCAATTCGAGTATAGCGGAGATGCATATACTGGCACAGGAAATGCATATGTAGATCAGCTACTAAATCCATATGTCATAAATGGAATGGTCGTTGTTTAATGCAAGATTTAATCCAGTCTGTCCTGCCAATGAAGCTGGATGTATATAGACAAATAGATAGTCAAAACGCAGATACTGGCGCTATTGTAAAAGAGTGGCAATACTATAAAACCGTAGATTGCCATGCAAAAGGAGTTATAAGCAACTCCGCTACCACAAGAAGTAGCGATAAACAGATATTTAATAATAAATATATAAATGATCAAATTATTCAGGTTAGAACTGAAGAGAGATTGACTACTAGAGAAAAAATTACCAATATTAGAGATATGCGTGGCAACTATATTTGGGTAGAATTAGATTTTCCTACAGAGACCCCGACTGTATTTGAGGTAATGGGAACAACGCCAATCACAGATCCTTTTGGCAGGGTGATAGGATATAACTCTTCTATGAAGAGATCGGAGAACCAACAAATTGGATTCTAGCGCTATGCTTGTTACCGCAGCCTCTGGACTTGAAAGATTAATGTTAGGTGGTCCTAAAGATGCTATGTTAAAAGATAGTAACGTAGCACAGATATCTGCTGCCTTATATTATCAATCTAATGTAATAGCTAAATTAACCACAAGCACAGCATTTAAAAATAAATTTAAAAAAACTCTATATACTCAAATAAATAAAGATTTTGGAGAATATATGGATGCTCAGGCTAGGGTTAAGCCTAGATCTTTGCACCATGTTTATGAGTGGAAAAAAGCAGGAAATCCTCAATCTAGATTATTTAAATTAAAAATGATAGATACTCCTGGAATTTCATTTAAAATTGATTTTGAATTTAAACCATCAAAAAGCGCAGTGCCAGCTCAAAAAGGTAGACGTAGACACGTATTTATAAATAAAGCATCTGTGATGGAAGCTGGAATGCCCCTAATAATTGCTCCAAGGGCCGCAGAGCGTCTAGTATTTGAAAGTGATACTGGAACAGTCTTTATGCCTAAAGGGGCCTCAGTGACCGTTAAAAGGCCTGGAGGGCCTGGCGTAAAAAATCAATTTAAATTATATTATAGCCGTTGGTTTAGTGGTAACCTAGTGAATGCGTCTATTAAAAGATCTGGCTTTCAACAAATATTCAATTTATCTATGGCTAAGTCATTAAGGCTACCATCACAAATTAAAAAGGTCCAATATTCATTTTCTCCTAATTCAATTAGGTCTATGGCGGACGCAGCAGTAGAGACAGCCTTTGGAGGATCAATGATATGACAGTCAATTATAAACTAGATGCTATGTTTGAGCTAAGGAAATTTTTATGGGAGACTATTGTAATTGCTGGGGTATTTGATGAGACAGAATACTATAGTGATAATGTGGGTAGCACAATAATCCCAATTATTCCAGTTCAGCAGTCTGCAGAAATGAATCAGTTTTTAAGTGGTAAAAAGCATATTGTATATGATAAGATTGGTATATCCTATGAAGATAACTGGCTCATATGCTGTGAGCAAATTTTATTTACCATATATTCAACCGATGTAGCAGAGATTAATGAAATAAGAAACTTTATGCTAGACCTATTTAGAAGGATGGACGACTCTGCTAGAGACGTAAACCAATGGGTAGACTTGTCCAATAAATTTAAATTCCATAGTATCTTTGTGGCAGACATATCTCCGACTGCCCCATCAGAAGAGCTCCAAGGCTTCTTGTCCACAGATGTGATATTAGAGATCAAATACTCCAGAATAACAGATAGCGTAGGCCGTTTTTCATAATTTGCCTTATGGCTTAAAATGGCCTAAAATTGGTCTTGAGGAAAGAAAAGCCTAGCCAGCTTAGATTTTTTAAATATATATATATATTTAACACAGGAGGAAAATAAACTATGGCACAATCCGTAGGTAATGCTAAAAACATTCTCGTTGGTGCGTCACCATTATTTTTGTCAGTTGAAGATTCAACCGTAAGCGGTTATATTGAAAACTTGGAGGCAGGAACAGCTTCTGCTTTCGTAGCTAACAAAAATAGAGCAGTACCAGCCTTTAATGCAAATAATTCTTATACTACAACATTAAATGCTGTTGACACAACAACAGCAGCAACAGATTCCCCAGCGGGAACAAAAGGAGCTGCATACCGAAACGTTGGTTTCACTAACAACGGTCTTCAAATTACATACAACCCAACATACGACTCAGTAACTGTAGATCAGTTGCTTGATACAGCTAAGCTGTTCAAGTCTGCTATGGAGGTTATGATTGCAACAGAAATGTCAGAAGGTACTCTAGAGAACATTCTAGTCGTATTCGGACAATCAGCAGATACCCTTAATTCAGGAGTTCTTGGCCTAGATGCAGGTTCACTTGGTGAAGCTCCAACAGAGCGTCAGCTAATTGCAATTGGTCAAGCACCAACCACATCAAGCCCAAACTCAGAGCGTGTATACTATGCACGTAGAGTATTGTCTGTACAACAGTCACAATTCTCACTTGCTCGTACCACTCCAACTACATTCCCAGTGACCTTCCGTCTTCTACCAGATGCTAACTATTCTGGCTCAGAATACGGCAAGATTATTGACCGTACTTGGACACCAGCATAAATTTAATTTAATTAAATTATAGACACCCCCAAGAAATTGGGGGTTTTCTATTTGTGTTAGTAATGTCAATTTGTTATAATAATTAAGACTATCCAAGGAGGATATAAATTGGCTACAACCATATACAATGTAGAAGAGATCGAGCTCCAAAACGGGGCTAAGGTTAAGTTAAAACCATTAACAATTAAAGAGTTAAGAAAGTTCATGGAAGCTATCCAAAAAACTTCTGAGTCTAAAACAGAAAATGAAACACTAACTATATTAATTGATGCCTGTGCAGTAGCATTAGAAAAACAATTACCAGATTTGGTAAAAGATCGAGATGCATTAGAAGATGCGTTGGACGTACCCACAATCAATCGTATACTTGAAGTATGCGGTGGGATTAAGATGGACGACCCAAACCTTCTAGCGGCAGCGGTTCTGGCTGGTCAGAACTCGATTTAGCCGCTTTGCTAGGAGAGGTTTTCCTTTTAGGTAATTGGAAAAATTACGAAGAACTAGAAGATAACCTTTCAATGCCAGAGTTAATACAAACTTTTAAGTCAATGCAAAAAACTGAAGAAGAGAAAAGAAAATTCTTAGCTATGCTTCAAGGCGTTAACTTAGAAGAAGAAAAAACAGAAGGTCCAACCTTCGAAGATATCAAAAGAAAGGCTCTAGGAATAGATGCTAGTGGAGATGACGTACTGTCTTTACAAGGACCATTTGCTGCAGAGTCTGGTTTTGGAATCAACGCAGGATTAGGATACTCTAAGGAGTAATATAAATATAAATGGCTGATGAAAACATAGTCACCAATATAGTCGCTAAATCCGACTTTTCAAATCTTATTTCTGACCTAAATAAGGTTTCTTTTTCATTAACCAAATTACAAGACCAGTTAGTAGCAACCAATAAAACATTAGCTGCCCAGGTCGGAGTGATGAATCGCTCCTTTGCAGACACATTAAGAAGCACTGGGCAGTACTCTACACATTTTGTTAGCCTTACGTCAGACGTAGATAAATTTGGTATGCAGTTGGAAAGAGGCCAACTAAAATTAAGTAAATTTTTTAATGTTTATACACAACATGCAAAAACAAGTGGCGGATTAGTAAGAGATTTAGCAAGACAACAAGTTCAGTTACAAAATGCAGTTCTTCAACCTTTAGGTAAAAATGCTGAAGGATTAATGCAATATAATGTTCATATTCCTAGAGGTTTAGATTTAGTTAAAAATAAAGCTGCTATAGCAAAACAAGAATTAATGATTATGAACAAAGTTGTTCAAGAAGGCGCTAATCAATTAATTAACTGGGGTAAAAACACTCAATGGGCAGGACGTCAATTAACAGTAGGACTAACAGTGCCTCTTGCAGCATTTGGCAAGGCGTCAGCGGATGCATTTAAACAGGCAGATGAACAATTAGTTCGTTTAACTAAGGTTTATGGTGGAGTGGCACAAACTAGTGCTAAAGAATTAGGAAAAGTTAGAGATGATGTTTCTAAAACAGCAGCAGACTTAGCTAGATCTTATGGAGCATCATTTAAAGATACATTAGCCCTAGCTGCAGATATTGCAGCAACTGGTAAACAAGGAAATGATTTATTAGGAGCAATACAAGAAACTACAAGATTATCAGTGCTTGGTGAAGTAGATAGACAAGAAGCAATGAAAGCAACTTTAGCAATTCAAACAGCTTTCAAACAAAATACTGATGAACTATCACAATCCATTAACTTTTTAAACGCAGTTGAAAACCAGACATCAACAACTCTTAATGACTTAGTAGAAGCAATTCCAAAGGCTGGCCCTATTATTAGAGGACTTGGTGGAAGCGTACAGGACCTTGCTTTATATTTAACAGCAATGAGAGAAGGCGGAATTAATGCTACTGAAGGAGCCAACGCTTTAAAATCAGCCCTAGCATCTTTGATTAATCCAACTAATGTTGCGGTAGATAAATTTCAAACTTTTGGTATAGATTTATTAGGTATTGTAAATAACAATGCTGGAGATGTAACAAAAACACTATTTGCTCTTCAAGCAGCATTAGACAGATTAAATCCTTTACAGAAACAACAAGCAATTGAACAATTATTTGGAAAGTTTCAATTTTCAAGGTTAAACGCTTTATTTGAAAACTTAGGTAGACAAGGAAGCCAAACATTACAAGTATTAGATTTAATGAAAGCAAGCTCTCAAGATCTTGGAGACTTAGCTAGCCGAGAGTTAGCGGCAGTAACAGAATCAGCTTCTGGTAAATATCGTAGAGCGGTAGAAGGATTAAAAGCAGATTTAGCAGGAATTGGAGAACAATTCTTAAAAATTAATACAAGTTTAATTAACTTTGTTGATGGAATTATTGAGTTTGTCAAAAGACTACCAGATCCAATAAAACAAGCATTAGGATTTATGGGAATGCTTACAGCAGCAGCTGGTCCATTAATTATGTTAACTGGTGTACTCGGAAACTTCTTTGGCTATATTATCAAAGGCGCTTACCACTTTAAAGCATTATTTAAAGGTGGAGAAGGCTGGAAGCTATTAACTCCAGAGATTCTTGCAGCACAAAAAGCTGGAACTTTAGTAGAACAAACATTTTATAGTGATGCCAAAGCAGCAGCAATATTAAAACAATCAATTAATGAGTTAGCGCTTTCTTATGATAATTTAGCACAAAAAGCTAGCATGGCATCAATGACAACAAATCCAACAGTCTCTACAGTTGGTGGATCAACAATAATTGCTGGAAGAGTAGTAAACCCTAATAGCCCATATGTAGGAAAAGAAGGAACTAGAGCTGCAGGACATCATATTCCTAGATCTCAAATGACTGAGGCTGGCAGACTAGCTCAGACTGTTCACTCATTTACACCTGTTCCAATTCCATTAAATCAAAAAATTGGAGCTGCTCCACAAATATTTATGGAAGGTGAGCTTCCAAGAATTCCTGGATTAACAACATCTGGCGGAGTATCAACAGGTATTGTTGCAGGCGAAGCAGCAAAGTGGCATGCACTTATGGGTACGTTGTCAATGATGACAAAGCGAGAAGTTGCGGACTTAAAGAAAGAAATTGCTAGAACTGGAACATTTAGCACAGAAATAAATACTACATTTGGACAATTACTTCCAGCAATGACACAATTAACAAGTAATGCTGCTCAACAATCAGCAGCGATTGTTGCTCAATTACAGGCTGGCAAAATTACAGTAGATGCTGCTCGTGCAAAAATTATTGCAATTAATGCTGATTTAGAAGCAATGATGGCTCAAACAACAACAAAAGTAGCAGCAGATCTTGGAAGAACTGCCAACTTAACACAAGTTCCTTTGGTTAATCAACCTATAGTAGGACCTACAGGTAAAGCAAACATTAAAGAAATATTTAGGCCAAATAGGCCAGCATCTAGGGTTATAGACAGAATTGCAAGAGCCCTTGGAGTTAGAACTTATGGTGGAGGATATTCTACTGAAACTACAATGCCTAAGAGAATGAATATGGGTGGTAACGTAGTTCCAGGACCAAACATAAATGCAGATGTAGTCCCAGCACTATTAACACCAGGAGAGTTTGTTGTAAATAGAGAAGCAACAGCAGCTAACTTACCTTTACTTACAGCTATTAATAATGGAAGGGGTAGCGGAGGTCCTGGATATAATGATGGAGGAATGACTCAATTACAATCAGCACACTTAATGAGATCATATCAATTATTAGAAGATCCGCTTATTCAAAAAGCGCTTATTGGCGCAGGTCAAGATCCTAAGAGATTAACAAGTTTAACATTTCAGGGGTATGGACAAGGAACTACAGCAGCAATACCAAAACAAATAAATAGCTTAATGGCACAAACTTGGCAAGGATCTAGTAGAGAAAGATCCATTAGAATTGCAGAAAATATGAAACTGCCAAGACATTTACGTGGAGATATTATTCCATTAACAAATGCAGATGCAAAAGCAGTAGCAAAATTTTATCAAGCAGTAGATTTACCAGCAGTATCTTCATTTTTTTCAACAGGCAACTATCAACAAAATTTAATAAAAAGAATAGCTATTGCTAATGCAAAATCAAGAGGTGTTTCTTCTACAACAGATTTTGGTAAATTTTATGAAGAAGAACTATTAAGAACTAAAAGAGCTTTTGCTAAAGGAGCTACACACGAGGCTATTAAAAAAGGATTAATTAATGAATTTATTGTTGATCCAAAAACTGGTCAATTTAGACCAGATGCATTATCTAAAGCGTATACAACAAATGTTTCAAGACAAAGAGTTAGAGTAAGTACTAACACTTCAGTTCCTTATACAATTAATCGTGGATCAGAAGAGTATTCTGCAAGACAAGCAGCAAGATTTGGCGGGGGGCGATGGTCTAATATATTACCACTTGCATCTAGAGTATTATCTCGTGGAAGAATAAAAATGAATGCTGGAGGAATGGTTCCTCCTCAAATGCCTAGATCTATTCCAATTCCTGCTCAAGATGGAAGATACAATATGGGAGGAATGGTCAAAAGGTATGGTCTTGGCGGAATAGTCGGTTCTATGTTAGGATCAACCGCTGGATACATGGGAGGATCTGCACTAGGATCTATGGTTGGCGGAGACATGGGATCAATGATTGGCGGAATGACAGGAATGATGGCAGTACCAGCTTTGTTAGCAGGATCTGGTAGAGCAGCAGATGATGCAACTCCAAAAGTTGGAAGATTTAAATCTGCATTAACTGCCCTAACGTCCTTACCTGGTCCAGTTAAAGCAATTGGTGCATTAGTAGCAATAGGTACCGTAATAAAAAATATTAATGATAGAGTTAATGAACACAGAAAAATTATTAACCTAGCCTTTGCCCCTACAGAAGAGTCCGCACAAAGACTGGGAATTAAATATAATTCTTTAACACAACAATTAAAAGAGTTTTCAGAACAAACTAAACTAAGCAAAGCAAATATAGAAGAGTACTACGCCGCTACACAAAATTCAGGAGTTCCTGGATTAAACTTAACAATAAAACAATTAAAAGAATTAAAGACTACAGTTGAAAAAGATTTCCCAGATTATGTTAAAATGTTCAATATTGCAAGACCTGATGAGGTTATATCTAAAGCACAACAATTAAAAGCCCAACTGGTGTCTGGTGGCATGGGGGCAGAAGAGGCAACTAAAAAGATTTTTGCAATGATATCTGTATCAAACAAAGCAAATCAATCTATACTTGCAATTGCTAATCAAGGGTTTGTGGCCATAAAGGACAAATCAACTGCAGCCAGCCAATCAATAAAAACATTTAATGATTTGTTAAAACAAGGAAATACTGATCAGCTATCAACATCATTTGAAAGTGTTATATCTGCTATTCAAGCGGCAGAAAAAGCATTAATTGGAACCAAAGATGCCCAAGGCAAAGTAGTAAGCGAAGCAGAAGCATTTGATCAAATACTTGAATCTGTAAAAAATAAGCAGCTAGGCACTGTTAAATTAACACAACAAGGTGTCGATGCTCTATCAAAAGAAAATGCAATATTAGCATTAATTTTAAATAAAACAGATACTATAGAGGGCGCATATTCAAAAATTAAATTATATTTAAGCGGAATAGATGTAGACCTTAAATCAATGAATTCAGAGATGGCATCACTTGCTGCAAAGACTGTAGCCTTAGCAACACAAAGTTTGGTAGGAGTTGATGGTAAGTATGGATCCATTGTTTCTAAGATTAAAGAACTTAATGATCGCAGTTCAGCACAATCTGTGGTAAAAACACAAAAAAATGTACAAGACAGTTTAGATAATCAAATTAAAAAACATCAAAAAATAATTGATCAAATTAAAGAGCAAGCTGACGAAAGAATAAAAGGCTTAGAAAGACAAAATGATTTAGAAGATTTTAATGTTCAAATTAAAAAACTTCAATTGGATTATCAAGACGCAATTGCTTCTGGGGATATGTCTGGAGCTGCACAGGCTCAATTAAGCATGCAGGCCCTCTCTAGAGATCGTCAAAAAAATCTAGCAGTAGATGCTATAAGAGATAAAGAAAAAGCAGATATAAAGGCTCAAGAAAAAATTATAGATGGTTTAAAGTCTAAAATAGATGTATCTCAAAAAGCTGTAGAAAAGGCTACTGAATCAGCAGACGCTTCATTAAAGAAAGCTGCAGAACTTCAAACAACATTAAATGAATTAGTTTCTGCAACTTTAAATGCTGCAAATGGAACGACTGATCCAGGAGAAAAAAAGAATATTTTAAATTTAGCTGATAGATTAAAAAAGCTAGGATTTACTAAAGAAGCCCAAGAGATAGTTGGATCTGGTCCACGAATTCCATTTAAAGAAGGACTTTTCCCAGATAAAATGGGAATAGAAGGCGTTTCAAAATCAGTTTTTGAACAAGTAATTAATAATAATAATGAATTAAAAACAAATGATTCTAAACTTCTTGATTATTTTACAAAATCTAAATTTGGACAAACATCTATATCCCCAACAACTTTAACTTTAAATAAAGGCACACAGTATGAGTCAACAAGCCAGTTTGTTCAAGGAGCCGAACTTGCTAGAGCTGGCATAAAGCCTGGTAGAAGTGGTTATGTTGGATCTACATTTGTTGGATCAGATGGTAAGACTTATGAAGTTGTTGCAGATGCTGGTCGTTATGGACTGTCTGTAAGACTAAAGAAAGCAATGGGCGGATATGTTAAAAATTATGAAATGGGCGGAAGAGTATTTGGAGCAGGCACATCAATGTCTGATTCAATTCCAGCAATGCTTTCAAATGGAGAATATGTAGTAAGAGCTTCTGCAGTACAATCTGTAGGTGTTCCAATGCTTGATCAAATTAATAAAATGGCAATGGGCGGATTGGCAACAAGGTATGATGTTTCAAAGAAAATGTCTATGCCTCAAAATACTATGGGATATAATAGAGGTGGAGCAATTAATTACTATAATGTAGGCGGGCTTGCAGTAAACGCTGCTGCTGGACAAAGTCCTATGGAAATTGCTAGAATGACTATGGCAATGATGAATTCTGTTAGCACAATGAAAGCAAAAGAGGCTGGTTTGCCTAAACTGGTAGGAAGAGGAAATTCACTATAATGTCAACCATATATTTACCAGTAGGCTCATTAATATATTTAAATAGTACAATAAAACTATCTGAACATAACCGTCAACCAATATCTATTCAAACTAATAGAATTGAAAAACAACAAAGAATGTCTAACGGCACCCTCCGAAAATTCTTTATTGCAGACAAAAAATCAATAAGTATTAGTTGGAATATGCTGCCATCATTTTCTACATTTACAGCAGATGGTGGATATGGGGCTATGGATATTAAATCGTTTTATGAAGGATCTGCATCTAAGGCGTCTGGAGCTCTGTCTGGAAAAAGCTTATTTGATGTAACTATAAGATATGGCGGACCATCAAATATAACAAACATTTCATCAAACGGAACAACCGTTACATATACATCAGCAAATAATTTTTCTACTGGAAATATTATAAGTTTATACGGCAACAATCCATCCGTATACAATCTATCTAATGTTCCTGTAGCATCTGCAAATTCTAGTCAATTTACAGTAACAAATGCTGCTTCGGGATCATTTGTTTCTGGCGGAGAAGCATTTAAAACAGAAACATTTTCAATGATATTCACATCTTGCTCATTTGAGGTAGTAAAAAGAAATGTCAAAGAGGTATCAACTGATACGGCACAGGAGTTTTGGAACGTCTCTCTTTCTATGGAAGAGGTATAATGCTTCAGCCATCAAACACCAACCTTCATAATGTACTAAAACAGAATTCATCAGTAAGAGTAGATTCTGGATGTTATGTTGAATATAACATGAATATGCTTACTAATTTAACTAGCTCTAGCATAACTGGCCCAGCATATAAAACATTTGATAATGGCAGGCAGCCATTCAAAAAATTATTTCCTATAGAAACAATTATTAAACCATTTAGGCCAAATGGGGCTGGAATTAAATATGCAATATTTGGTGACATGACTTCTGGAGATTATAGAAACCCAACCTCAATTGATTACAATCTAAACTATAGATACTATTATCCTGGCCTAGATACATATTATAAGTATTGGGTAAGCAATATTGGTGAAGGTGGAACTATTGCTATTACGTATCCCAAAACAATTATTGCTAATAAAATAGTTTTAAAATTTGAAATTTCTCATGCTACTCCAGGAACTTGGACAATTTATGGAACTCCCGCTGGTGGAAGCGAGGTAACTTTATTATCTGGTACAAGCTCAGATATTCCTGCTTTTGGATCTGGGGTCTATAATGCAGGAGTATTAACAATATACTATACAGGATCTGCCTGGACAACAAATGCGTCATTGCATAATCCAGATGCTTATGTTAGTTTAACATCTATTAAAACAACTTTTGCAGGCGTGTCAAGCAAATTTATTGGAGTTATAGAGTTTGCTCCAATTTGGGTAAAAGATATATCGTCAAATGTTGTAGACTTTTCTATATCAAAAACATCATCTTCAACATCTGAGGGCCAATTACCAATAGGAATGGTTACCGCTAACTCGTTGTCTTTAAATATTAATAGCTATAATAGCACATCTATGGATATATTAAATTATGATAGAGATAACAGTTTTACCTTTAATGCAAATAAAATATATATGTATAAACAAATTCAACTTAAGCCCTATTTTAAAATATATCATTCAAATGGTGCATATGGATCAGGTTCAGATAAATATGACAAGATTGATCAAGGAATATTTTATGTAGATAGCTGGGAAACATCTGAATTTAATGATGTATCTATAACGGCATTGGATGCCGCCAAGATTTTACAAGAAACAATTCCACCTACAATTCTATGCGAAAACTATTCTGCAACTGCAATATTTAGAAGACTATTAGATAATATAGGATTTACTAGTTATAAATTTAATACAATAGCAAATGATCAATCAATTATTTCTCCAAACTATTGGTGGTCAGACGACAATAAGACCGTATGGCAATGCATTCAAGAATTATGTACAGATACACAAATGCTAGCAACTGTAGATGAAAATGGAATACTACAGTTTTACAGCAGAGACTATCTGTACACAACAAGATCTGATGTTTGGGAATTCACAAGTGAAACTCACAACGGCATATTACCAAACATAGTGTCTTTAAATAAAAAAGACGTAGCCTCAGCAAATCAAGTTGTTGTTAGATGGAGAAGTGCTGTAACGTCTAACTATGAAAGAAACTCAGATATTATTTGGAAATCTGACCCAACACTTTTAACTGCAGCTGGATTAGTTTTAGATTTAAATTCTACTGACGTTTCCACCTAT